AACGAGCACTCCACCTTAGTGCCCGGCACCTATGTCAGCGACCATGTCGGAATCATTGAGAGCGTCAACGGTGATAACACCATCACGACCATCGAGGGCAACACCGGCTCCTCCTCCAACGGCGAGGTCATGCGGCGTGTGCGCTCACTCTCTACGGTATCCTGTGCCGGCAGACCTGCCTATGACGACTCCGACAGCTCGGGCGATTTCCCCGAGGTGAGCTATCGCGTCCGCAGCGGCGGCAGATGGCTGCCGAGTGTGACGGATCTGTCCGATTACGCAGGGATCACCGGCAAGGCGATCACCGACGTGGCGATCAAGGTGTCCGAGGGCTCGGTAAAATACCGCGTTCACATCAAGGACGGTGGCTGGCTCCCGTATGTCACCGGATACAATACATCGGACGATGCCAACGGCTATGCCGGCAACGGTAAGCCGATCGATGCGATCGAGGTCTACTATTACACCCCTGAGGCTGTTCGCAATGCACACGGCTATCTTAGGGCGAAGTACCGCGTATCGCCGCTGAACGGATCCTATTATCCGTATCAGTACGATGACGAGACCTCGTCCGGACAGGACGGTTACGCCGGAGAATTCGGCAAAACGATCGACCGCCTGCAGATCACGTTATCAAATTGATCTGAACCATTGACAAAATAATATTAATCATTATAATAAGAAATAAATAATAAGAAATAAAGCCGACCGCTGAGTTCCCGCTCTTCGGTCGGCTTTATCTGTTTTTGGAGTATGCACCCCCGTACTGTAAAAGCAGATAATGACTAAACATAAAAAATAACGTCGATCGTGGTACTTGTTCGATCAAAGATAATGCTGTCGACAAAACCGTGTAGGATCTCGTTCTTTTCTTCCTCGCTCACAGAGGGGTCTCTGAGCGTCTGTATCGCTTCTTTGTTTTTCTCGATGATTTTCTTCCGTAATGCAGATGCGTGATGCTGGGGCTTTACCTGAGCGCGCAGGGCGTTGATTCTTTGATCGATCAGCTCGCGGCTCTCTCGCAGTTCGTCGATCGTGTAGATGCCCACTTCAAACGCTTCTTTAATACGGGCGTATTTCTGCACTTCCTTCTCGATCAGAGCGGCTATGTCGATCTCCGTAATCTCGGCTGTGGGTTGAGTGTTTTTGACAACGACCTTAAACAGTCCCGTGCGGAAGGATGCCTCGATCGTGCTGATCACCATCTCGTTGAGCTTCTTGACAGAAATGTAGTGCGATACTTTACACTGACCTTTGGTATATCGAATACACTGTAAGCCTTGACCGCGCGCCGACATGGACAAACTGGATCCACAGTCGGAGCATTTTACCAAACCGTGGAGCATATACATGTACTTCTTGCCCTTTGCGTGGGCGTATCGAGCGTGCTTCTTTTGATTCACCTCATACACCGCCTGCACCTTATTGAAGCTGTCCTCGTCGATGATCGGCTCATGCTGACCGTCGACAATCATGATATTCGGATCATCATAATTGCGGCACGTCCTGCCGTTCGGATTCCAGCGGATCTTGCCGATGTATACGGGATTGCGCAGGATATAGTCGATCGTGCGGTTTTCCCAGAGGTTGCCGCGAGTGGTGCGGATCCCCATGCCGTTGATCTTGTGAGCGATCTGCAGCGCTCCCATTCCGTTCAGATAGTCGGCGTAGATCTGCCGCACGATCGGGGCAGTGTCGGGGTTGATCACATACTTCTTGTCGACGATATCATATCCGAACGCCGGGATCGATACCGCGCCGCCGCGTTCAACGCGTTCCGTCATGCCGCGCTTTACCTCTCCCGATAGGTTGATGCTGTAGAATTCGTCGAACCACTCGATGATGCGCTCGATCAGACTGCCGAAGGGACCGTCCAGGATCGGCTCCGAGATCGACTTGACCTCGATATGGTTCTTCGCGAGCATGCCTTTGTAGAAGATGCTCTCCTCCTGATTTCGTGCAAATCGGCTGAACTTCCACAGAAGCACCGCAGAGAACGGCGCCGGCTTCTGCTTGGCGGTCGCGATCATACGGATAAAGTCCGGGCGCTTCTCGGCACGTCTGCCGGAGATTCCGTCGTCGCGGAAGATGTACTCGTTCGGCACGATATAGCCGTGCTGCTTGGCGTACTTGCGGATCTCCTTGATCTGACTGTCGGGGGAGAGCTCCGTCTGATTGTCGGTGCTGACGCGGATATATGCCGCGGCGGTTTTTAATTCAATATTCATGCTACACCTCAAAAAGGGTATAAGAATACCCCTGTAAATTTCTATTGCAAAATTCACAAGGGTATGTTAGAATATTGACATGGTTTGGCGACCATATTCGTTGTACCCTTGTGTACGACACCCGCTCTATCCTGTTCCAGCAGGGTAGGGCGGTTATTTCTATATAAGAGATTGTATTTGAGCTGAAGTATCTTGAATCCCACCATAAACTTTTGTTACGGTGTATTTAGTCGTTTGCTCATCAGAAAGCCCATCAGAATCTAAGTCTACAGATATTTCTAAATCCGCTGTTATATAACAGCCTCCGCGGATTGAATAATCGCCGTTACGAACAGAATCTAAGAATTCATCATCTAATATTTTAGCATCAATATTTTTAGAGTTATATCTAAAAGACCACGTTGAGTGACCTAAGATATCCGGTTTCTTGATTAATAAATCTGCCTTTATTGTTGATACTTTACGCGTTGTCTGAGTGGCGATAGGTACCGGCTTTGTCATTTTAACAAGATCATCATGGGTAAATTGCTCTGCGTTATCATTTGTATCAAAAGAGAAGCCATCTGTTGCACCTGTCTTTAAAATATTATAGGAAACATTTTGTACAACGGTATGGATGTTGCAGTCGGTAAAAACAGAACCACTACCTTTATTTACTACAACGCTGCTTCCGTCTTCGGCAGTAACATAAATTTTATTGCCTGATAGTTCTTGAACCTCTTTAGGTTGTGAACCGTTCAAAATTTTTTTCAGTTCAAAGTAACCTTTTAATGTGGTAATAACCGTAGTCGCAAGGGTTGATACCGCTGTTATATCGCTAAGCAATGTAGAAGCTGTTCCTAACAGCGCGGAAAAGTCTATTTGGAAACTTCCGTTTTTTAACGCTGTAATATTAACATTACAATCAGCAGTAGGATCTTCATAATAAGCTGCGTCTTTAGTAAGCTTCGCCATATCACCGATGATTTGTGACAGGAGCATAGCGTCTATGGAGTTATCACCGTTAATATGGATAGAAAAACTATCTTGGCTGTGTATTGATTCATATGACATTGCAACGCCTCCGAAAAACACTGGTTACAAATTAACTCTTTACAAATTCGAAAATATGTTCTATAATAGATAGTAGTTTAGAACGAAAGGAGTGCAATCATGCACGATTATTTGAAGATGATTTATGAAATGCTGAAACGAATAAAGGATGAAACACAGTTAAAGAAGATATATGATTATATCTGTCTAATGTACCTAAGGGGCGGCGATTGAGCCGCTCTTTTTTTTATTGAATCAGCTTCTTTAATAAATCCGCAACCTTGCGTCGATCTTCCGGTGACATTCTCAAGTAGTTTGTCACTATATTTTTTTCTGTAGGGGAAAGATCGAATTCGAGAGCAACATCATCAAGGATGGAATCGGGAATATCGAGGAACATCTCGCCCTCTTCCTTCTCCAACCATAACGGATTAACTTTAAAGGTTTTGCAAATCATCTTTTCCATTAAAGGCTTAATAGGGGCACGATCAAGCTCAATGTTTACTATGACACCCGCTCCAACACCTAATTCTTCACCGAAAGCTGCTTGTGATAATTTTAACTCTTTTCGTATTGCACGTACTCGTTCTTGTTTGGTCATGTGAAAATCACCTCGTTCCTTTATGTGTCAATTATACATCAACAATTCTTTGCTGTCAACAAAAATATTAATAAGATTTTTTCGTAAATTTGTTGACAAGCAAGTTTTAATGATGTATAATTTTGCTGTAAGCAAGAAAGTGAGGTGAATAACTATGTCGGCAACAAGTAACATCAAAGATTCCGCGACTGAGATTGTTGATCTGTTAAGACAGCTTCCTAAGGAGCAACAGGATTATGTCAACGGATATGTACAAGGAATCACCGATTCAAACAAAAATCAGCCTAAACAACAAAACGCAAGTTAGAAAGGAGGGAGAGGGTGAAAGAAAAAGTCATATCTTCGTATGAAGTTATCATTCGACAGGTAAAAAAAGAACTGCCTTGTGAGGACAGTTCGGTGGGCTATCACCGTGCTCGGCGTTATACGCAATATGTAAGCGCAGACGGTTATATTCTGGATGAACATATCACTACGAACGAGGAGAAGGCGTTTTTTGAGCGTGTTCAAAGAGTGAATGATACTCCGGAATAGTTACTTTTACGATGTATTCCTTTCGAGCTGTGATAATTGTGATTGGTACCTTTACTGATTCACCAAAGGATTTTACTTCATGATGAAAAAAAGGAAATGCCAGTGCAAAATACTTTTTTTCGAAAGGATCGAGCTTTAGGGGAAGTGAAGCAATCTTTTCACTATCTTGCCATTGAATACCGTTTGATGTGCTTATTTCAATATTGTCATATTGAAACTCGCTCATATGACGATTCTTCATTGCAATTATGTATGCGTCATCTATTGTGATCGGATAAGAAGAGCGGTTAGTCACTTTAAGCGAAACTACAGCGCAGATCTCGGGATTATAAGGACCATTCACCGTTGTTTCTGAGGCTTTGAAGTAATATGTACCTCTACGTTTCGATACGGAAAATGTTTGATTTCCAATTTGAAAAGCATTGTAAACAATTACGATGATCAGCGAGAGCACACCGGTAGTACAACCTATTATAGAGATAATCAAAGATAAATAATCCATCGTAACAACTCCTTTTTTTGAAGTATACCACGATAAATAGGAGTTAGCAAGGAGGAATCATGGCAACACTCAAAATCATTGACCGCAAGGAGGTGAAAAAATGTTACAGTTAAAAGAATTACGCAAAGAAAAGGGGCTGAGCATACGCCAGCTCTCCACGGAGTTAGGGATTCACTATAACACGTACGGATTCTATGAAAGAGGTGAACGTGAGCCGAACATCGAGACGCTGATCCATATAGCAGATTACTTTGAGTGCTCCGTTGATCGTCTGATCGGCAGGGAGAGTAATCCCGTGCGTTCTCTCAAACCGAAGCAGTACGAAAATACCAACGTATTCGCCACGCAGTCCGTTCGTGTGAGAAAGGTGATCGAAACGGTCACACCACTTGGATTAGGCCATCCCGGCGATCCGGCAAGAGATATCGTCCAGTATTGGGATTTCGACGGCAATCTGCTTGGAGAGATTGAGAAAACATAATAATCAAATACTCCGGCGTTAAGCGAGCGCGCCGTCCGTCATCATCGGCGGAGTGGGACCGCCGATTGCGCTGGTCGCCAAACCTGACATTCATGTATTTACATTCTCCATAAAGAATTTGTCTTACATATACAGCAAGCAGGATGGGCGGCGCGTTCACTTAACGTCGGAGGAAAGAGACCAAGCTATGACGTCATATGATGAAAAGAGGTGATTATATGGGACAGAGCAAGAAGTGGAGTGCAAGAGTCTGTATCGATGACGGAGGCAAGCGGATCCCTTATCTTTTAATTGACAGCGAGGGAAACGTCACCAAGCTCGTCTCAGAAGAAGATCAACAGAAGTATGAGCAGAAAATGCTCAAAAACATAGGGGAGACCATGAGCCGATTCTATACGGCACACCCCGAATATCTTGAAAAGGAGTGTCAAAATGAACAACGACAACAAACGGCGTGACGCAGCGCCCGAAGAAGAGTATGTCCCGAACCCTGCCAAGCTGTTGGCGCCCTTCCTGATCGGCGTAGCGGCAGCGCTTTCCGGTGATACGGCAATGTACTTCAACTGGATCGCGTTTGCAGTCCTCTGCTTTGTGATCCTGGCGATCAGCATCGTGTGGATCGTCAGAGCGGTGATCAGGAAAGATAGAGCCGAGTATCATCTTTGGCGGCGGTTAAGCAATGCGATGAATGAGGTTGAAGGCTTCAAAGAAAGGCTCGATACTTTCGAGACGAATCTCAATCTCAAAGCGGACAAGCCTGCACGCAGCAACATCCGTCCCGGATCCGTGCAGAGCGACAGATACAGAGAACTCTTGGGAGGTGGCGACCTTGACGGTGGGTCAGAGGATCAAACAGCTGAGGGTGTATAAACTGGGGTGCTCGAGGGGCGAACTTGAAACGATGATTGGGAAACAGAACAGCAAATGCGTAGCCCGCTGGGAGCACGACAAAAGCCAACCTTACTTAAAAACATATCATAAGCTCCTTGAAGTTTTTGATATTACGGACAGAGAATTCATGAAGGGGGTTGAATTGTGATGACGTTTGGGCAACGGCTCCGACAACTCAGGAAAGAAAGGAATCTCAAAGCTGAAGAATTGGCTGAACTGGCAAATGTTGGTGAATCGAGTGTTTTTAGTTGGGAGATAAACAAATGTCATCCGTCATTGTATGCCATGCACCAACTGTTAGATGTTCTCGATATCACTTATGAAGAATTCATGGAAGGAGTTGATTTAGAATGTTCCAGCAGTACATCCTGCCCATCATTGCAGGTATCGTGATTCTGGTGTTGCTCTTCGGCGTCGTCCGACGTAATTTTGAAGACCTCCTTTCAGTGCTCTTCGATCTGCCGGACAAGTCGGAAACGACCGACGAAAAAGAAAAAGCCGACTGACGCGCTGCCACGCTTTCAATCGGCAGATGAAAACATCTTACTTTAAGTATAGACAGACCACGACGGTTTGTCAAGAAGGAGAAAGCCGTAGTGTACGTTTTAGTTGCTTGCGAGGAAAGTCAACGAGTTTGTATAGAATTTAGGCGTCTAGGTCACATTGCTTTCAGTTGTGATGTGCAAGAACAATCGGGGGGACACCCAGAATGGCATATAAAAGGTGATGTCCTTCCACTAATAAACGGCAAATGTACATTTCAAACAGAGGACGGAGTCTCTCACGAACAGGATGGTAACTGGGACATGCTTATCGCTTTTCCACCGTGTACGTATTTGAGTAATGCTGGAGCTTGCAGATTGTATCCACAAAAAGGTCAAATCAATAAAGAAAGATTTGAAAAAGGCTTGAAAGGTAAGGACTTCTTTTTGAAGTTCTATCATGCGGATTGTGAACGAATAGCTATTGAAAATCCTATTCCTTCAACAATTTATGATATGCCAAAACGCTCTCAAATAATTCAACCGTATCAATTTGGAGATGAATACAGCAAAGCGACTTGTTTATGGTTGAAAGGGTTACCTGAACTTATCCCCACCAAAATAGTAAAGCCTATTTGTTCATGGGTGTCAGCTGGGAGTAAAGACCATAAAGGCAACCCTCGTAAGAATAAAGGAACAAAACATTGTAGTAGCAGGATACGAAGTAAAACATTCCCCGGTATTGCTCGTGCTATGGCAGAACAGTGGGGAAGCGGAATTATCAACACAAAAGAAGCGTATCAGCAAAAACTCGATGGATTTGTTTGAAACGCAACAAAATATCATTTAGGAGATAAACAATGAGTATCAAAATCAACGGATTTGAAATCGAAAATGTCAAGCGCGTCAAGGCGGTTGCTTATGAGCCGTCGCAGTCGGGCTTGACGATCATCGGAGGGAAGAACGGCCAAGGCAAGACCTCGGTGCTGGATTCCATAGCATGGGCGCTCGGAGGCGGCAGATTCGCCCCGTCTCAGCCGCAGCGCGATGGATCGACGATCCCTCCACATCTTTGCATCAAGCTCAGCAACGGCATCATCGTCGAGCGCAAGGGCAAGAACAGCGATTTGAAGGTCATCGACCCGAGCGGCAATAAGGGCGGTCAGGCGTTGCTTGACAGCTTCATCGATCAGCTCGCGCTGAACCTTCCGCGATTCATGAATGCCAATAACAAAGAGAAGGCCGACACGCTGTTGAAGATCATCGGCGTCGGCGACGAGCTGTACAAGCTCGAGGACGAGGAGCAGCGGCTCTATAATGAGAGGCACGCTATCGGTCAGATCGCCGATCGTAAAAAGAAGTTTGCCGAGGAGATGGAGGAATGGCCGGGGGTGCCCGATGAGCCTGTCTCCGCCGCGGAGCTGATCAGACAGCAGCAGGAGATCCTCGCCCGTAACGGTGAGAATGAGCGCATCCGACGTCAGCGCGCACAGATCGAGAGCGAGTACATTCATGCGCGCGAGGAGCTGCAGAGAGCCCAACTCGCTTTTGAGGAAGCGGAACGGCGGTACAACACCTCTGTAAAATCGGCGGAGGAGTTGATCGACGAGAGCACCGAGGAGCTCGAGCGCAACATCCGCGATATCGAAGCGCTGAACGTGAAGATCCGCGCCAATCTCGACAAGAGCAAGGCGGAGGATGAAGCAAAGCAGTATTCCGATCAGTATGACGAGCTGACCGGCAAGATCACAGCAGTGCGTGACAAGCGCATGGCGCTCCTCGATAATGCCGATCTGCCGCTTGATGGCTTATCCGTCGAGGATAAGGAACTGACCTACAAGGGCTACAAGTGGGATAACATGAGCGGCTCCGAGCAGCTCAAGGTCGCCACCGCGATCGTCCGCAAGCTCAATCCCAACTGTGGCTTTGTCCTCATGGATAAGCTCGAGCAGATGGATCTGGATACGCTGAACGAATTCAACGACTGGCTGAAAGAAGAAGGACTGCAGGTCATCGCGACGCGCGTCTCGACCGGCGACGAGTGCAGCCTGATCATAACCGACGGATACGCCGCCGCGTCGGGTGATCCCGTAACAGCAGACCCCGAAGCGGCGCCCAAAACTTGGGAGAAAGGAAAATTCTGATGAACATATCGAAAGGAAAAATCAACAGGGCAAAGAAGGTCGTGATTTACGGCCCCGAAGGCATCGGTAAGAGTACCTTTGCCTCTCGGTTCCCTGATCCGCTGTTTTGCGATACCGAGGGCAGCACCTACGATCTTGATGTAGATCGACTGGATCGCCCCGACAGCGCTCAGATGATATACGAGTGTATCGACCTCGTGAAGAATCACCCCGATATCTGCGCGACCTTCGTGCTCGATACCGCCGACTGGGCGGAGAAGCTGCTCAGCAAAGCAGTGTGTGCCCGATCAAAGAAACAAGGAATCGAAGATTTCGGATACGGTAAGGGCTATACCTATCTGATGGAGGAGTTCGGCAAGCTGTTGAATATGCTGGAAGATATCGTTGAGATCGGTATCAACGTCGTAGTCACGGCTCATGCGGAACTCAAAAAGTTTGAACAGCCCGATGAAGCCGGCGCATACGATCGTTGGAGTTTGAAGCTGACAAAGCAGAATTCGCCGCTTCTCAAAGAGTGGGCGGACGCGGTGCTGTTCATCAATTACAAGACCTATGTCGAAAAGACCGACAACAACAAACACAAAGCCTCGGGCGGTAAGCGCGTTATGTATACCGCACATCATCCGTGCTGGGACGCGAAGAACCGCTGGGGATTGCCCGACGAGTGTGCCTTTGATTACAGCGTGATCGCACCTTTCATCCCTGCTAAGAGCCCCTCGGCCGCTCCTTCGGCGCCTGAAACAAGCACCGCGCCTGTTGACGCGATCCTCGATACCGAACAACCTCCGACAGCACTACCGACGCATGAGAACACCGATGATCTGACCGGCGTTCCGAGGTCACTCGCCTCTCTGATGCGTGAGAACAATGTCTCGGTCGAGGACATCCAGGTCGTCGTATCCCAGCAGGGGTATTACCCGAGGAGCACGCCCATCAAGGCTTATGACCCCGACTTCATAGAAGGATGCCTCGTCGGAGCGTGGCCGCAGGTACTCAACAAGATCATGAGCAATAAAGATTTACCGTTTGATATGAAAGGAGAAAAATAAGAATGGCAAACAATGTAAACGATGTCGCAATGACATGGGATGACGAGATACAGAACGACGGAGAAGGCTTTCGCGTTCTCCCCGAGGGTGAGTATGACTTTACCGTAACCGATTTTACACGCGGCAGATTTGAGGGCAGCGACAACATGAAGGCGTGCCCGAAGGCTGAGTTGACGATCAAGATCCATGATCCTGACGGCGATGTGACCGTCAATGAGAATCTTTTCTTGAATAAAAAAGTGGAATGGAAGCTCTGTCAGTTCTTTATCGCGATCGGTCACCGAAAGCACGGCGAGCCCCTGCGCCCGAACTGGAACGCCGTCAAAGGCGCCAAAGGTCGCTGTAAGGTCGGCATTAAAAAATGGACAGGAAAAAAAGATGGCAAGGAATATAAGGGCAACGAGATCACTGCCTTCCTTGAGCCACCTGAGACCGCAGCCCCTCCTCAAGGCAACGCCGCCTACACGCAGGAGCCGCTGACGTCCGCAACTCAGCCGCGTAAGTGGACAGGCGGTCAATTCTGATGGAACTCAGACCGTACCAGGTCGAAGCGCGCGATAAGGTAAAGCAGGAATGGCAGGACGGGAAGAAGAAAACGCTTCTTGTCCTGCCGACAGGCACCGGAAAGACCATCGTCTTCGCGTCCGTCACGCAGGATTGTGTGGCGGATGGCGCACGTGTGCTCATCCTTGCTCACCGCGGCGAGCTGCTCGACCAGGCATCCGATAAGATTTTTAAAACGACAGGACTGCGCTGCGCGGTCGAGAAGGCGGAACAGAGCTGTCTTTCCTCCTGGTACCGTGTCGTCGTCGGATCTGTCCAGACGCTTATGCGCGACAAGCGCCTCGCGCAGTTCCCGTCCGATTACTTTGAATACATCATCATCGACGAAGCGCATCACGCCCTGTCAGACAGTTACTTAAAGATCCTCGACCATTTCAAAGACGCGAAGGTGCTCGGCGTTACCGCAACGCCCGATCGCGGCGACATGAAGAATCTGGGAACCGTCTTTGAATCTCTCGCATATGAATACACACTTCCGCAGGCGATCAAAGACGGGTACCTGTCGCCGATCAAAGCGGTCACGATTCCGCTTAACCTCGATCTGAGCGGCGTGTCGACACAGGCAGGCGACTTCAAAGCCTCCGATATCGATAACGCGCTTGACCCGTACCTGTATCAGATCGCCGATGAAATGCAGAGCTACTGCAAGGATCGCAAGACAGTGGTATTCCTGCCGCTGATCAGAACGTCGCAGAAATTTACCGCGATCCTCAACAGTAAGGGTTTTCGTGCCGCTGAGGTCAACGGCAACAGCGCCGACAGGGAAAAGGTGCTCGCTGATTTCGCCGACGACAAGTACAACGTTCTGTGTAACTCAATGCTCTTGACCGAGGGATGGGACTGTCCGTCAGTCGATTGTATCATCGTGCTCCGACCGACGAAGGTGCGATCGCTATATTGCCAGATGGTCGGTCGCGGTACCCGACTCAGCGAGGGGAAAGACCACCTTCTTCTACTCGACTTCCTCTGGCACACCGAGCGTCATGAGCTTTGCCGACCGGCAAGCCTGATCTGCTCCTCTGACGATGTCGCAAAAAAGATGACCGAGAATCTCGCAAAGAATGCCGGCAGCGCTATGGATATTGAAGAAGCCGCCGAATCCGCGGAGAAAGACGTCGTCGCCGAGCGTGAAGCAGCGCTTGCCAAGCAGCTCGCCGAGATGAAGCACCGCAAGCGGAAGCTGGTCGATCCGCTGCAGTTCGAGATGTCGATCTGCGCCGAGGATCTGTCCGGTTATGTTCCTGCCTTCGGGTGGGAGATGGGACCGCCGACCGATCAGCAGCGTGCGACCCTCGAGCATTACGGCATCTTTCCCGACGAGATTGAGAACGCCGGCAAGGCGAAGCTCCTGCTCGATCGACTGAGCAAGCGCAGGGAGAACGGCTTGACGACGCCGAAGCAGATCCGTTTTCTCGAGAATAAGGGATTTCAACACGTCGGTACCTGGCTGTTCGATCAGGCAAGCAATCTGATCAACCGCATCGCCGCTAACCAGTGGCGCGTTCCGCGCAGTATCGACCCGTCAACCTATATTCCCGAACCGCCGGAGGTGAGCTTATTTGATTGACAATCAATATATCCTTGAACAACTCAAATACATTGACCCTGCCTTGCTCGATTATCAGGATTGGCTATCAATCGGTATGGCGCTCAAGTATGAGGGATTTTCCTGCGACGTATGGGATGACTGGTCACGATCTGACACAAAGCGCTATCATCCGGGCGACTGTGCAAAGAAGTGGGCGACCTTTAACGGCAGCGGTACCCCTGTCACAGGCGGAACTATCTATCAGCTCGCGGTCGAAGGCGGCTATTCTCCGTCGAAAACCCGAGACGAGGCTATGGACTGGGATGACGAGATCGCCCGTGATCCGTTGAAGGTACTTGAAGGGGTGGAGGTAGAGCAGTTTGAACTGCCGCGGCAGTGGTCGCCGAAGAATCAAATCATCGACTATCTCAAAGCGCTGTTCAACTCCGATGAATATGTCGGCTACGTCACCGAATCATGGAAGAACGAGGACGGTAAACCGCTGCCGAAGAAGGGCAGCGTTGACCGCACGGCAGGTGAATTGCTCAGCGAGCTATACAAGCTATCTGACGACGATATCGGCGCTGTATTCGGCGACTATGACCCCGACGCAGGAGCGTGGATCCGCTTCAATCCGTTGGACGGTAAAGGCGTCAAGAACGACAACGTCACCGATTACCGCTACGCGCTGGTAGAATCCGACAGCACCGATCTGAGCACGCAGAATACGATCATCCGAGAGCTTGAGCTCCCTGTCGCGGCGCTGGTCTACAGCGGAGGCAAGAGCATCCATGCGATCGTTAAGATTGAGGCTTCCAACGCGGATGAATACCGCAAGCGCGTGCAGTATCTCTATAACGTTTGCAAGAAGAACGGGCTCGAGGTCGACAAGCAGAACAAGAACCCGTCTCGGCTGTCCCGTATGCCCGGCGTGATCCGCCGCGACAAGAAGCAATATTTACTGGATACCAATATCGGCAAAGAGAGCTGGGCAGAGTGGGAGGAGTGGATCGAGAGCATCAACGACGATCTCCCCGATCCCGAGAGCCTGTCCGACACCTTCGATAATCTGCCTGATTTGGCGCCGCCTCTGATCGACGGGATCCTCCGTCAGGGACACAAGATGCTGATTGCGGGACCGTCAAAGGCAGGTAAGTCATTCTCCTTGATCGAGCTAACGATCGCGATTGCCGAGGGACGCGACTGGTACGGCTATCCCTGCACGATGGGCAGGGTGCTTTATGTCAACCTCGAGCTTGATAAGCCGTCCTGTCTGCACCGCTTTGCCGACGTCTACAAGGCACATCACTGGGAGCCCGATCATCTGAAGAACATCGATATCTGGAATCTGCGCGGTAAGGCGACGCCGATGGATAAGCTCGCGCCGAAGCTGATCCGTCGCGCGATGAAAAAGGGCTATATCGCCGTCATCATCGACCCGATCTACAAGGTGCTCACGGGCGACGAGAACAGCGCTGAGCATATGTCACAATTCTGCAACGAGTTTGATAAAATCTGCGCAGAGCTCGGGTGCGCCGTCATCTACTGTCACCATCACAGTAAAGGCTCTCAAGGAGGCAAGAAGTCAATGGATCGCGCGTCAGGCTCCGGCGTATTTGCCCGTGATCCCGACGCCATGCTCGACCTGATCGATCTGGAGATCACCGACAGTATCCGACAGACGTATGAAAACAAGCGTGAGTGCGCCGTCTACATCGACTATATGCACCGCTTTTTCAATCAGGAACAGTACAGCGAATTGGTCAGCCTGGACGACGAGCAGAGCGCCGCAAAGATGCGTGATATCATTGCCAAATGCTTACCTGATAAGGCTCTTAAGAACGCAAGACAGGCAGCCGAGCAGAGCCGTCAAAAGCTCGACAAGCTATCCGCGTGGCGTATCGACATGACGCTGCGCGAGTTCCCGAAGCCGAGCCCGTTGAACCTCTGGTTCGATTACCCGATCCATCGCCAGGATCGCGAGGGAATCCTCACCGACGCACAGAGCGACGACACGCGCCCTGGGCAAAACTACCGTAAGAACTTCGGCAAGAAGCAATCACCAGAACAAAAAGCCGAGAGTCGCCGACAGGATTTTGAGACGCATTATTACAGCTTGAAGTCCTTCAACGCGGACGGTGTTGTTTCTCTGAAAGAATTATCTGAACAGCTCGGGAAGAAGGATAGAACCGTCCGAGGATGGATTGAAAACGATCTCAGCGACCGATTCAGGATCGTAAAGGGCAATGTTGAAGAAATGAAAATTTCGGAAGAATAAACCGAGAATTTCAAAATTTCAAAAAGTGAATTTTTCGGTGTTTTTCTCGATAATTTCAAAAAGTGAAAAAATCGATAATTTTACCGATAATTTCAAAAAGTGAAAAGCCCTATATATATTTTATATATATAAAACGGGGTATGACACTCCCCGTTTTTATAGTCAAAAATATTCTCGCACGCGCACGTGACGCGCACGAGAGAAGGAGCAACCATGAAGATCGAATTCTTTTTGCCGATGATACCGCCGACGCATACTTATCAGCAGGGCAGCCGCACCGCCGTCCGTGACGGTAAAGTGATCCGATACAAAGATGAGCACCTCAGAGACGTCAAGGCAAAGTTAACCGCGTATCTGAGCAGGTATATTCCAGAGCAGCCGATGGGCGGCGCGCTGCGGCTGATCACCAAATGGTGCTATCCGATCAAGGGAAACCACCGCGACGGCGAATACAAGACGTCGAAGCCCGACACCGAGAACAGCCTGAAACTGTTCAAGGACGTGATGACAGAACTGAACTACTGGAAGGACGACGCGCAGGTTGCCTCCGAGATCACCGAGAAGTTCTGGGCGGATATCCCCGGCATCTATGTCTGTGTTGAGGAGCTGGTGCAGAATGGAGATTAACCGCGTCAAGTACAACCTCAATCAGACGGTCATCCATAACGGCGCGGAGTACATCTTCACCGGATGCACCCTCCGCATGAACGACGACGGCTTCTACTATGAAGCAATCCTCAAAGATACCCGAGCACAGAACAGTGAATTGATCTGTCTGTTGAGGGATATTCACGAAAAACAGAAAGGATAACAATATGACAAATTTTCTATGGGCATTATTAGGCTTTTTCATCGGCGGTATGATCGGCGTCATCATCATGGCGTTGCTGCAGATCGGCCGCGAAAGCGACAAGGACTTTGACCGCCTGCCAAGCGTATGGGTCGGGTTTGTAGATTACTACGATGACAGTACGGTGTTGTTGGTACATCAGGTAAGAGGTTACGGAATTAACCTCTACATACAGAATCCGTTAGGTGATTTTATATTTATTGCCCGATTACTGGATACTTTCACCGACAGAGAGAAGATGGAAGATTATGTAAGGGACTATGTCTATAAGAACGGTCCGTTTTTATTTCCATCTCAAAATAAGGAAACAGAGGAGGATAAGACATGAACCGCCTGATTAGCTTGCTTCTCGCCCTGATGATCCTGCTCGGCACCCTGTCAGCGTGTGCCGCCAAGCCTGATCCTGAGACGACTGAGCCGCTCACCTACACGATCGTCGAGGTCATCGACAGCCACTACATACCGCCGAATACCTACGAAGTCTGCTATCGGACAACCTTCTCCAACGGTCTGATCATCGACTGCTGGAAGGAAGTCAGCAGAGAAGAGTACGAAAGAGAGGTGGTAGAATGACAGAATCGGCGAAAAAGGCAATTCAATTTTGGAAAGCTCAGGATAAAGCCGAAAAAGAAGGCAAGAATGAATTTGTCTGTCCGTTGTGCGACGGAAAAGCATGGTGGTCGAAAAGTAAATACAATGGTCATATTCACTGTGGCTGTGATTCCTGCGGCTTTTTGTTTATGCAATAAGGAGGTAGAAATATGAACAAACAAGCAGGATTCATCATTGCCGTTGATATCATCGGATTGATCGCTATCATCGCGACACAATTCTTTGACAGATCCGCAAGACAGTGGATCGTGTTCGGTGTATTGTGCATGACATTTGTTGCTTATCACGTGGTCAGCATTTGGCTGATCAACAGAATCACAGATGAGGAGGATAATAATGAGCCTGATGACACTTGAAAAGGCAATCAAGATACTGAAGGAAAACTACGAAAGAGCAAAGATGCTTAGTTTTGTCCGTAGACCTGTTTCGTAGGCGTTATATCGCACGTGGGAAGAGGTCGACAGAATAGAAAAGCGGCGCCCATTGCCGCATGTTGGAGGTTCAGATAATGCTTAAGCCGGCACTTTTATATGCACAAGAAATCACAAGAAAATTTACCGAACATTTATATACCACAGATTATTTCTACTATTGTGGATACACCTGTGGGAACAGCATTCCTAAGATCGAGGAGAAAGACGATCTGTATCAATATGCTATCGTTGATAAAAACGATGATATAATTGGGTTTCTCACTTACAGAATCAATGACTTTTCGGACACCGTGAATGATTTCGGCCTTTTCTCCTTCGATAAGGGTAATCCGATCTTAGGGCGCGACTTGTTTAGTAAGCTCGAAGAGCTTGTAAAAAAACACCACCGGATCGAGTGGAGTGTGGTAGGCACTAACCCCGTAAAACGCCACTATGATAAATTCTGCAAGCGTCATAACGGGTATATTCACCATTGGCATGAGATAACAAAAGACGAATACGGCAACTACATAGATAGTTATACATATGAAATTGTTAGGAGTGAAACAGCGAATGACAATTGAAGAATTATCCAAAGACGAAATGTGCAAGCTGAAAGCCGACTTCTTCCGCGATGATGAAGTGGTCGTACAATTCCACCCTGCAAAAAGTGAGTACGTCAACAACCTGACGAATTGTCTGCACCTCTGGCGACCGACAACGGAGAAACTGCCTTTACCGCCGTCAATACTCGTCGGGATTATGGGTATTACTATTGAGGAGGAAAAACAATGTGCCTGATGATTAAGGGTATGGATGTGCCGAAGGACTACAAACAGCGGATCGCTACACTTGATCGGCAAACAGATGACGGTATTCTTCGTTTATTTGTTAGTGATTTTGATAGTGAGGCGATGAAATACTCGTGTCGGGTATATCCTATCGTTGAAGTCCCTACACCTCACGGCAGACTGATTGACGCGGATAGACTCGAAGATAGAATAAAGAATATGGTTGGAAAGTATGATACAGCAATTCCTTTGAATGTGGTCTATAGGTTAATTGCAGACGCTCACCCAATCATAGAAGCGGAGGAGTGAAATAATGGAGCAGAAAGAGATGCAGAATTTAGGTGAGACTATCGTGAAGGGAAAGGGTAAAGGTAACCGACCGAAGAAATCCGATCAGATGAAGCCGCAGACTGAACCAGGAGATAACAAAAAGTACATTCAGCATACGATGGAAGTGGCCAAGCTCGACCACATCGATCTGAAAAATGTTGAACTCGTTGATCAGAGAATTTTGGATTATTTTTCTATTTGCGAATTAAACGACATGAAGCCGTCGGTCGCCGGTCTCGCTCTCGCACTCGGCGTCGAACGCACAACTTTGTGGAAAATCAGAACAAAACAGACAGGGGGCTATCCCTTAGAGGTTATCAACTCGATAAAAAGGGCGGTGCAGATCATCAATGCAATGATGGAGGATTACATGCAGAACGGCAAGATCAACCCCGTCTCCGGTATCTTCCTCATGAAGAACAACATGGACTATACCGACAAGCAGGAGGTCGTCGTCACGCCGAACAACCCGATGGGAGACACAGAAAGCCCCGAGCGCCTGGAAGAGCGGTACCGTGAGAGCGTTGTGATCGATACGGACGGGCAGGATGTTGACGAGTGATTGTTCCCGAAATATCAACTGCTACGAAATCCCGTATAAACAAATCGAGCCGCTGACCTGAATGTCGGCGGCTTTTCTTGATCTAATTTCCTGATTGATCCGTAAGCATATCAAAAGCTTGCGAAATTTTTCGCCTGTTTCGTGTTTAGCTGCTTAGTAATGAAATTACATTGCTAAAGCATAAAACGCAAAACAAGGGCAATTCTGGCGATTTCAGCGATATGCAAAGAAATAACCCACCGTCAAAAGCGGTGGGTTTTTCTCGTCCAATGTGAAATAATACAGTTGATCTCGGTGGGATTGGTCATCGGGATGTCGACTAATACGGGTGTCATTGTGTCGGGCGTCAGGTAGTACCCGGAGCCGTAACGCGGTAGCAGCTCCGCACCGCCGGTGTTGATGATGTTGCGGCTGTCCTGTTTGGTGGGGCATCTGAGGGCTACGCGGCTGTCGATATTGACCTTGATTTGACCGTTGATAATATCGCGTGTGGGGCGCTGGGTCGCTAAGATCAGATGGATTCCGGCGGCACGCCCGAGCTGGGCGATCCGGCAAAGCGTCGGCAGCGTTTCGCGCTTCTGTGTCGTCATTAGATCGGCGAACTCGTCAACGATGATGTAAATATCCGATCCGTCATAATGCTTGATATGTCGCTTTTGCATATCGGCGTAGCGGCTATCCATCAGTTTAACCGCCTTTGTGATCGTGCGGCTGATATCGGAAGGCTCTGAACTGTAAGCGATAGTATGCGGCAGCAGCTTGTAGTCGATCAGCTCAACGCGTTTCGGGTCGATCAGAATAAACTGCGTTTTATTCGGGCTGTCGAACAGTGCGGTATAGATCAGGCTGTTGATCAGTACGCTTTTACCGCTGCCCGTCGCGCCTGCAATCAGAGTGTGCGGTTGTTTCAAGATATCTAGGCATAGTTTCGATACTGTGCCGGTGTAGGGTTGTTTAGCATGTTTCATATTCTCGCTCCTTTCGTATCTTTTACAAGCCTGTGCTCGTATTCGCCTGAGAAGCGGCTCTTGCCGTTATTCTCCCAGTGGTAGCCGATCGGAGCGGTCAACGCTCCTTCAATTCGTTTCCAGTTGTTCATAATAATCCTCCTTGACTTTGTACCGCCATGTGGTATAATAGAGGAGCAACTGCGGAGGCGGTACATCAACCGCCGCTGTCCTGTTGGATTGTAATAGTCTGTTAGATTCTTTGGTTGGGAGCTAACAGACTATTTTTATTTGATGATGTAGTCTATACAATCGACTATGTCGCGGTCGGTGAATCCGTGAGCTTTGAGCCACGAGATCAACCGCGAGATCAGCCGCTTCATCATTCTATTCCTTAATGATATTTCAGTGTGTACCACCTTTTTTCGCTCCTTTCTGTAATCTCTATTGATTACGGTATTATTATAATATTATTTACCGTAATTGTCAATAGATAAATCAAGATTTATCGTAAACATTGTAATACTTTACGACGTTTCCCACAATGCACAAATGCTTTTCGTTTCCAGCACCCCGGGGGGATATCCGATCAACACCTGCTCCGGGGTAGCCCCCTCTACCACCCGCAAAGAACAAAAAGAAAATTACGGAAACCTATTGACAAGTTACCGTAATTTCGCTATAATGTAAACGAAGAAACAAAGGAGGGAAATGTTATGAAGAACGTAGCGGCTTATATCCGTGTCAGTACCGATGGTCAGCTTGGCGACGATAAATTCGGCTTGGACGCACAGCGAGAGCAGATTATTGACTACTGCAAAAAGAATGATATGAACATTATTCGCTGGTTTTCTGACGAGGGAGAGAGCGGCGCAAAATACCGTCCCGGATTTGATGAGATCGTCTACGGAGATGTAAGCAATCCCCCTTATGAGGCTGTAGTTGTCGCAAAGTCTGACCGAGTAGCGCGTGATATCAACATCTATTTTTACTATCAGGGCGCTCTACTCCGTAAAAATATTGAACTGATCAGTATCACAGAAGACTTCGGGCAGTTCGGCGTTTTTGCAAATATGCTCAAGGCGTTTACTCTCACATGCGCAGAGATGGAGCGCGAGAATATTAATAAACGCACTAGCGCCGGTCGAACGGTAAAGGCGGCGCGAGGTGGATACAGCGGCGGTCGTACTCCGTTTGGGTACAGAGCGATAGATCATCAGATGGTTATCGTCCCTGCCGAGGCTGAGATCGTAAGAAAAATTTTCCGCATGAAGGACGATGAAGGACAGACTTACAAAGCGATTGTAGCCTATTTGAATGAGCAAGGTTATACAAACAAGAGCGGCTCCAAGTTTTCAATCAGTACTGTACAAACGATCTACGAGAACAAAAAAGTGTATGAGGGGTTCTATCGTTACGGCGGAAAGGCTGCCGAATGGGTACAGGGTCAGCACGAGCCGATATTGAAGGATTAACCCTGTTCACAAGTTGGTTTATCCTTTGTTGTACTAATTGCATAAAATCAAAGAATGATTTTTGTAATGACAAATATTGTCGGATAGTGTAGAATAAAAGCATCACTATTGATGGAGGTAAATCATGTATTGTCCTAAATGCGGTCAACAACAGCCCGACGACTCAAAATTCTGCGGCAACTGCGGCGCAAATCTGCAAGAAGTGAAACAGGAGCCCAATTCCACACCACCGGCTTCTGTAGCAGAGAACCAAAATCCGGCTCCGCAACCTGTTCAGCAGCCGATCCAGCAGCCGACACAGCAGCCGACACAAACCAAACCTAAACAGCCATGGTATAAAAAGTGGTGGATCTGGGTGATAATATGTGTTGGTGTTCTTATTCTGTTTTCGCTTATAGGTAATGCAAGCAGTTCGAAACAGCCCTCGTATTCTTCTAAATCGGAAAGCGACAAAGCGACTCAATCAGAAACGAAAGGCTCCGATAAAAAGAATAGCGATACACAATCCGCTGCAAGTTCTCAAGTTGAGAAGCCTACCGAAAAGCCTAAAAAAGCGGAACCAACTCAATCCCCTGTTCCGCAGGAATACAGAAACGCATTGAATAAAGCAGATTCATATTGTAATAGGATGTATATGTCAAAACAAGGCGTATTTGATCAGTTGACATCTGAGTATGGAGAAAAATTTTCAGCAGACGCGGCACAGTACGCTATTGATAATGTGAAAGCCGATTGGGAATACAACGCCTTAAAGAAAGCTGAATCGTACAGCGAAAGTATGTACATGTCGAAACAGTGGATATACGATCAGCTGACATCCGAATACGGCGAGCAATTCACAGAAAGTGAAGCACAATACGCGATTGATAATATCAAAGCGGACTGGAATGAAAACGCACTGAAAAAAGCGCAGTCATACTATAATGAAATGAGCATGTCGAAGGACAGCGTGTATAATCAGCTTGTTTCTGAATACGGAGAGAAATTCACCGAATCGGAAGCGCGATATGCGATCGATCATTTAGGAAATTAGTATAATGCCGAGGAGAATCTAATGGCTTTAATAAAATGCTCAGAATGTGGGAAAGAAATATCATCAGAGGCAAAAGTGTGTCCGCATTGTGGTAAGCCCATCGGAAATCATAACGAAGCGATAGGGTATGGTAAAGCCGTACTCATAGGAATAGGTGTGATTCTGATGGTGATTGGATTTGCTCTTGCGTTCAGCGGAGGATTTAGTATAGGTTACGGACATTAGAATAGACTTCCGTAACCGAGGGTGAGCTCTTGACAATAAGCGAGAGTGGATGTAAAATAAAAATAGAACATCCGTTTGAGACTTTGATCATCCAGACATCTAACGAGTCTTGTTCACAATTATGTTTATTATTTTTTGTTGCTCTTGTACAATTCAGATATTAGCTTTTTTCACTTTCATGCAATAGAAAACTTTTATATTTTTTGTTATAATAATGTTACAAAATGTCACGCAATACGTTTCACTTATAAGGGGTTCTGGTGAAATGGAGTTTTGTGACTAATATTATTATGATAAGGGAGTGCATGATTATGGATGCAAATGCGTGGAGTGTTATGTCACAGGAATTGGCTAAAGCATCTCCTTTTGGATTGTTTGCTTTACTGTCTATCATTGCGGTGTGTTTTTTCTTTCGATATAGCATGAAGAAGTTAGTAGAACAGCATAATAATTCAATAGAAAAAATCGCCTCATCTTACGAAAAAGCCTATTCGTTCTTACAAATAAAGTATACTAAGGTTGATCATTGAGTATAATATATAAGGAGTGATATTTAATGAAAGAGTATTGGTTAGCGTTATTGTTATTTGTTGGCTTTCTATGCTTGCTTGTTGGTATCGCTTTCGCATATGGGTATATAGTTTATAAAAAGGCACATAAACAATCGCAGAAATCGCTAAACGCATCTCTCATTATATCTTATTTACTTAAGTTAAGAGATGAAATTGAAAGTGAGGACCAAAAAAATACAGTTTCTCTGTGTTCCGATTGTTTTGAGGATATTCTTATTTTAGCAAATCATCTGGTTTTTGACTTTGATAGTTTTATTTCAAATATAAAAATCGAACCTTCAAATATATCGGAAACGACTAAAAAGAGTATTGACAGTTTTACAGCAGAACAACAGGTTCATATTAAAGAACTGTTTTCTTCAAAGTTTCAATTAACAGCAATGATATTGTGCTATAATCTTAATATCTATTATGACGAAAGTGTTATACAAGATGAACACACTGCAATTGACAATTTAGTAAAACTCCTGATGAAAAAACATAATAAACTAATTATTAAACAGTTTTTCTTTGATAATATGTACAAGTTTATAATTAGTAAAATCAAGAGTGTAGTAGAATGGTTAAAAAGAGTTAAAGCGTTTAACCGTTCTATTGGTGACATACACGAATCTTTAGAAGCCGTAGATTATTATAGAACCTTTGGGGTTCCCGTTTACAAAGAACTTAATCAAAATAATAAAGAGTACATAAGTGACAAATGGACGTATGATTATGATGTTGCATAGTAACCCGTAACCGGGCGGGAGTAACAGTCAACAGGGACTATCCGAAAGGGTAGTCCTTTTCTTTTTGGAGGACATTTTGAATGCGAGACCTGATAGGTAGGATATGGTATGATCTTGACAAGAACCCTTTGCGGTATGGCGCGTATGACGATCTGTTTTCGGCGTGTCGGCTGGCGGAGGAGAAGGATTTCAAATTTGCGCACGATACTAACAAGCTGCTGCGACGCAAGATCGGCTGGGCAATCACGCGGACGGACAATGTGTCGGATTTTTTCGGGCTGTATAAGCGGACGCTGCTGTTTGATGCGATATATGACTTTGACAGTTACATGCTGTATCTGGAGATCAACCGTCCGCCCGAACAGAGGTTTTATCAGCCGCGCCGACGGATATTGAAGCAATTGGTCGATGCGATCCAGGCATTGACAGACGACGATCTTGACGAGTTGTACAGCGCTATGCCGCCGAGAGTTGGAAAAACAACTCTGATTCTGTTTTTGATCACATGGCTGATCGGCAGGAACAGCGAGAAATCGAACCTTTACTCCGCCTATTCGGATGTTATCACGACGGCGATGTACAACGGTGTGCTGGAGGTCATCGGCGATCCCGATACCTATCTGTGGCATGACGTATTCCCAAACGCAAAGATCGTCCAGACCAATGCGAAGGAAGAGACCATCGATATCGACCGCAAGAAGCGGTACCCGTCGCTGACATGCCGATCGCTGTACGGTACGCTGAACGGCGCGTGTGATTGCAGCGGTATAGAGATATGGGATGATCTGATCGGCGGCATCGAGGAAGCGTTGAACCCGGCGCGTATGGAATCGGCATGGACGAAGGTCGACAACAACCTGATACCGAGAGCGAAGGAGCAGGCGAAAATCTGGGGCAACGGGACCAGATGGTCGCTGAAAGATCCTGTCGGTCAGCGGATCGAGCTGTTGAAGCATGACAAGAATTATCAGGATCGCAGATGGAAGATCATCAACTTGCCGGCACTGAATGAGCAGGACGAGAGCAACTTTGATTATGACTACGGCGTCGGATTCTCCACAAAATACTATCAAATGCGTCGTGCGTCGTTTGAACGATCGGACGATCTCGCGTCCTGGAATGCTCAGTATATGCAGGAGCCTGTTGAGCGTGACGGTAAATTGTTCTCGGCGGCCGATATGCGCTTTTTCGACGGCACGCTTCCCGATGGCGAGGCGGATAGGCGGTTCATGCCGGTCGACCCTGCGTTTGGCGGCGGTGACTTTGTGTCAAGCCCCGTGTGCTATCAGTACGGCGAAGATCTCTACGTTGTGGATGTGGTGTATGATAACGGTGACAAAGAAACGACGCAGCCATTATTGGTGAACGCGGTGATCAGTTGGGACGTTGAGACCATGAGAATCGAGGCGACAAAGGCAACCGAGACATATAAAGACGGTGTAGAAGCCCGACTTAAAGAGAAGGATAAGAAGATCCACCTTTCAACTAAGGCAGCGTCGACAAAGACGACGAAAGAGATCCGCATTTACGATGCCGCTCCCGACATCAAGAAGCACATGATCTTTCTGATCCCCGAGAAGCGGAGCAAGGCATACGAAATGTTTATGCAAAACGTTTTTCTGTTCAATGCCAACGGCGGAAACAAACACGATGACGCACCCGACAGCCTCGAGATGGCGATCGATATGTCATTTCATCCGGCCAGCAAGGCAAAGGCAATCCGCCGATTGTTTTAGCAGGATTACAAAAGGGTTACAACTCGTGTTTGATGGTTGACATACTACCGGATTCAACGCTATAATGTAAGAGTAAAAATAGATGTCGGAGGTTTTGATGAAAACCTTATTTGACGATAAGATGACGCAGATCATCTTACAGGCGTTTAAGCGCGGCAACACTGTCGAGCTCAAGAAAGAGCAAGGCAAGATTGTGGTTGTCGAATTACAGAGAAAAGCAAGAGTAAAGGCGTCTATAAACGGATAGGCGTAACAGTCAACAGGGACTACGAGGTTTCGTAGTCCCTGTTTTGTTTGTGTAAAGGGGGATAGGGGAATAATGGGCTTTTACGGTCGTACAGTTATCTACTCGGATCTTTCGTATATCGACGAAAGCAATGTAGTAGATGCGCTGTATAAAGCACTCCCTGCCTTCCAAACGAATCAGACACAGATCGAATGGCTGTATCATTATTTCAAGGGCAATCAGCCGATCTTGAACCGCATAAAAGAAGTACGTTCTGAGATCAATAACAAGGTCGTTGAGAACCATGCGAATGAGATCGTGACCTTTAAGACCGGCTATCTGATCGGCGAGCCGATCCAATATGTCAATTACGGTCAAACGGAAGTGTCTGAGGATTTGAACCTTCTCAACCGTTACATGAACGAGGAGCATAAGCCCACAAGGGACGCAGAGTTGGCGAATTGGTTCCATATCTGCGGTACATCCTATCGTATGGCGCTTCCTGACGGCAATGCCGACAATGATGACGCACCCTTTGAGATATTCACGTTGGATCCGCAAGAGACCTTTGTGGTTTATTCCAACAGTATCGGGCATCGCCCTCTGATGGGTGTGTACGTTACAACGATACAGAATGTACGGCATTACCACGTGTATACCGATCATGCAAAGTATGAGATCGTCAATCGTGAAATCATCGACAGGCGTGATCATATCCTCGGAATGATACCGATCATCGAGTATCCGCTCAACAAGGAACGGATCGGCGCCTTTGAGATCGTAATTCCGCTGCTGAATGCGATCAACACCACCGCGTCGAATCGTCTGGACGGTATCGAGCAGTTTGTGCAGGCGCTTTTTGTTCTAAAGGGCGTGGAAATCGAGAGCGAGGATTTTCAACGGGTCAAGAAGCTTGGCGGTATCCAGATCCCGAAAGAGGGAGATATCGACTATTTGGTTCAGGAATTGAACCAGATGGAGACGCAGACGCTGGTCGATTATATGTACCAAACAGTGTTGGTCATCGTCGGTATGCCGAATCGTAACGGCGGTTCATCCACAAGCGATACCGGGGCGGCGACGATCATGCGTGACGGTTGGCAGTCTGCCGAGGCGAGAGCAAAGCTGACAGAAACGACATTTGACGAAAGTGAAATGCGTTTCCTGCGTCTGATCCTCAATATCGTCAACACCTATCGGGATATCGACCTCAGACTGTCGACGATCGAGATCAAGTTCACGCGCCGAAACTATCAGAATCTGCTTGAAAAGGTTGAGGCATTAAATATGATTCTCAACAATGACAAGATCCATCCGAAGCTTGGCTTTGAGCTTTGCGGAGCGTTTACCGATCCCGAATACGCGTACAAGATCAGTGCGGAATACTACGAAGCGCAGCAGCAAAAAGCGCTCGCCGAGCTGAATGAGATCAACGGAGTGCATACGGACGATGTATGAGTATACCGATAAGATCATCAGTACGATGAACAAGCGGTTTATCCGCATCATGGATCGTTTGAAAAGGCGGTTGGCGTCAATCGATGAGATCAGTGCCTTATTGACCGAATCGGAGCAGACGATCGCAGAGCTTGATTACATCACTCGAAATATGCTGTTGAAAGCAGCTAAAAAGGCATATAAGGATAACGGTGGGAGACTGGATACGATCGATGAAATGTGGCTGAATGCCTATTTGAACGGTCTTAGTCCGGTCACTAAGTATTCTTATGCCAACGAAGTTGATCGTAAGAGGTCGAGGTTTTTCGAAACACTGGCGGCATCCGATAAGGATCCGAAAGAGCTCAAACCGGCTCTGAGATTATGGTCTCATATGGCAGGAGAATACGCCCTTGAAGTGACGGATTTAGCTGTATTGCAAGCGTATATGGAAAACGGCGTTGAGAAAGTGAGATGGATCACCGAGATGGATGGGCGAGAATGTTCTGAATGTGCATCTCGTGACGATATGATCTATTTGATTCACAATGTACCGCCCAAGCCCCACTGGGGATGCCGGTGTATACTTGTTCCGGAACAATAGAAGAGATTACCGCAAACGGGCGGTAAGAAACAGTCAATCAGGACTATAGGAGAAATCTTATAGCCCTTTTTTATTTGCCAGAGAAGGCATAAATCGCAGCGAGGAGGACAACCTCGACAAAAACGGAAAATACAGTCAGAGAAGACTAAAATCGCAGGAGGAAACTATGAAAATCGATACCACGACAATCGAAGGCTACGAGAGCATGACCGCTGAGGAAAAGCTCGCCGCGCTCGAAGGATTCGAGTACGATGACGGGGCGGATGAGATCGCCCGTCTGAAAGCTGCCAACACAAAAGCGTCAAAGGAAGCGGCAGAGTGGAAGCATAAACATAACGCTCTGCTCGACGATGATGAGAAAAAGCAGCAGGAAGCCGCCGAAAAGCAGCAGCAGATGGAGCAGGAGCTCGAAACGCTCCGCCGCGAGAAAAAGGAATCAGCTTATAAGGCAAAGCTCCTGAGCGACGGTTACGATGACGAGCTGGCTCAGTCATCTGCGGAAGCGCTTGCTTCCGGTGATCTCGATACTTTCTTCAAGAATCAGAAGAAATTCATTGAGGTTCACGACAAGGAGTACAAGAAGAAACTGATGAACCAGGATCTTAAGCCCGATGGCGGCAACAGCAAGCAGTACAAAACCAAGGACGAGATCATGAAGATCAGGGATCCGCAGGAGCGGCAGGCGGCGATCGCTTCCAACCCTGAACTGTTTGGGTATCAGAAAGAATAATCACAAAGAAAAGGAGAGAAATTTCATGTCAGCAAAAGCTAATTTGACAGGCACTGCGCAGATCACCACAACGCCGAGAGAGATCGACTTCGTCACTCGCTTTGCACAGAACTGGGACGCATTAATGCAGATCATGGGCATCATGCGTCCGATCGAAAAGACCCCCGGAACTAAGCTCGTTGCGAGCAAGGCGTCTATCGTTCTCCAGAACGGCAATGTCGGAGAGGGGGAGGCAATCCCTTATTCTCAGGCTAAGGTCGAACCTGTGTATTTTGATGACATCAAGATCGAGAAGTACGCAAAAGCGGTATCGATCGAGGCGGTAGAGAAGTACGGCGCTGCTGTAGCCGTTCAGAAAACCGACGATGCGTTCCTGTATCAGCTCCAGAACAAGGTGCTGACTACTTTCTACGACTTCCTCAAGACCGGTACCCTCACCGCAATCGAGACCACATGGCAGCGCGCGCTGGCAATGTCAAAGGGCGCCGTTCTCAACAAGTTCCAGAATATGCAGCTTACCGCGACCGAGGTTGTGGCGTTCGTCAACATCCTCGACTACTACGACTATCTGGGCGACAAGGACATCACCATTCAGACTGTTGCCGGCTTGAACTATGTTCAGGACTTCCTCGGTTACAGGACCGTTTTCCTGCTGTCCGACAACTTCATCGACAGGGGCATGGTCATCGCGGTACCGGTCGAGAATATCGATCTGTACTATATCGATCCCAGCAACAGCGATTTTGCGCAGCTCGGCCTGAACTACACCGTGGAAGGTGTGACAAACCTGATCGGCTTCCATGCGGACGGTAACTATACCACCGCTGTCGGCGAATCTTTCGCCCTCATGGGGATGAAGCTGTGGGCGGAATACCTCGACGGCATCGCCGTATATACCGTATCTGACGGAGGCGATGATCCCGAGCCCACCCCCGATCTTGGCACCTTGACTGTCACTTCCGAGGCAGGTACCGCAGCCGGTGACACCAAGATCACCGTTACTCCTGCAAAAGCAGAGGGCAACATCTACAAGTACAAGGTAGCCGATACCGCGACCGATGTCACCTATGACATGAACGTACAGAACTGGGCTGTATGGGACGGTATCGCTGACATCACCGCCGCAACCGACAAGGTGATCACCGTCGTTGAGGCAACCGCCGACTACAAGGCGCGTGCGGCAGGCTCCGCAACCGTCGTGTCGAAGGCGTAAGAAATCAGAGAAAGGCAGGCGTGATAAAAATGACACAATTGGAAGCTCTGAAAACGATTGTTGAAGAGACCGATGATAATGTTTTGACCGTCTGCCTTAACCTTGCGGGTCAGGCGATAGCGAACCGCTGCTATCCCTTTGACCCCGAAAAGCCTGTTCCGTCTAAATACTACGCGCGTCAGATTGAGATCGCGGCATATCTGATCAATAAGCAGGGAGCCGAGGGAGAAACCCAACATAACGAGAACGGAATCAATCGCTCCTATGAGAGCGCCAGTATTCCTGAATCTATGTTGAAAGATATTGTCCCGTTCGCAAGGGCGATCTGAGGTGCGGTATGAAGTGTTTGAAACGGAATAAAAGGCCTTTTTACTTCGCCTCTTACCTTCGTAAGGAAAAGTACGGTCATACATACCGCCCGATATACGGCGACGCTGTAATGCTGATGGGGAATATCTCCGCATCGAAGGGAACCGCCGAAACAGAACAGTTCGGCATCAATCTTGACTATGATAAAGTCATCGTTCTCGACGATCCTGAATGTCCTATCGAGGAAACCTCTATTCTGTTCATCGATATAGAGCCTACACGCAATGACGATGGCGATTATATTTATGATTATACTGTAAAGAAAGTCGCGCCTTCGATCAACAGCGTATCTATAGCGATAAAGCGAGTTGACGTATCGTGATCCGCATCACATCAAACGCAAAAACCGTTATCGCTCAGCTCAGGCAGTATAAGCAAAGCCTCAACGGAAGAATCAGAATTCTTGTTGAACGGCTCGGCAGTCTCGGTGTGAATACCGCGGACATTAAGTTTCGTACCGCGCAATATGACGGCGATAATGACGTTGACGTATCGGCGGAATGGATCAACGATACCACCCTGCGCGTTATCGCCTCCGGTGAAACGGTTTTATTCATCGAGTTCGGATCAGGTCTTGGTGGCTATGGCCATCCGCAGGCAAAGGATTTCGGGTACGGTCCCGGTACCTATTCCGATGATGAATCGATCGGAGGTAAGCATCATTGGGCTGATCCTGACGGATGGTATTACCGACACGGCGAGAAGTCTCATGGCAATCCTCCGGCGCGCGCCATGTATGACGCAGGCAAAGAGATGAGGTCACAAATCGTACGGATCGCAAAGGAGGTGTTCTCCCATGATTGATTATGATAATGATATCATAGGTGCGGTCGAAACAGCGCTTGAAGCGGAACACTCCGACGTGTTTCTGTATGATGAACCGCTCCCTGTTGACGCGGATTTCCCTTGTGTAGTGATGGAAGAGATCGACAATTATGTCGATCAGCGCACGATCGATTCGGGGAGCAATGAAAATCACGTTATATCCGTGTATGAGATCAGTGTTTATTCTAACCGTACTCGAGGAAAGAAACAGGAATGTAAGAGTATCTTTGCTACCGTGAGCGATACTCTGACGGGGCTGGGATTCACCCGTTTATCAGCGAATCCCGTATCAATGATCGACGCTACCGTTTATCGGATGATCGGACGATTTACTGCGGTCATATCGGAAAACGGAGAAATATACAGGAGGTAATAAAATGGATAAGGCTATCAGCACGATCGGCACCTTTCTGATGTACAAGCCGTCAGGCGGGACAGACTATGAAAAGTTGGTCGATATCAAGACGCAGCCGGCGATGGGCGGTGCTCCCGAACAGCTCGAGACCACTACTCTTTCCAACTATATGCGTACCTATATCCCCGGTCTCGAGGCGAACGACGCGAAAGAGTATACCTGCAACTACAACAAGACCGACTACCAGAAGCTCAAGGCGCTGGAAGGGCAGGAGCTTGACCTTGCGCTGTGGTTCGGCGGTACGAAGGAAAACGGCGCAATCACTCCGACCGGCGCGGATGGTAAGTTCTCGTACAAGGGCTATATCAACGTCTTTGTCGCCGAGGGCGAGGTCAACGCCGTACACGATATGACGGTGACGACCACCGCCAGCTCCGAGATCACATTCTCGTAAATGAGGTGAAGTATCATGGCAAAGACAAAGAGCGCAAAGACAATCGTTTTCACCTATGAGGGTAAGGAATATACCCTCGAATTCAACCGCAGGGTTGTCAAGAACATCATGGAGCGCAGAGGCTTCGATCTCAGCGAGATCGGCACCAAGCCGCTGACTATGCTGCCGCTCCTTTTCTGGGGTGCGTTCCAAATGCACCACAAGGGTATCACGCAGGATACCACGGATGAGATCTTAGAACATCTCAACAATAGAGACGTTCTGTTCGAAAAACTGAGTGAAATGTATGTTGAGCCCGCGTCGGTTCTCTTCGATGAACCCGAGGAAGACGAGGGAAACGTGAGCTGGGACCCGAGCTGGTAAGTGATCGGTCGTCCCTTGAAGGGGGCGGGTCGGACGAATCCGCCCCCGCGTCATTCACTGAGCTTTTCAGTGAACACTTACCGCATTATCTATCAATAGGAATGACACCCGAGCAGTTCTGGGATGACGATTGCACATTGGTGATCGCCTACCGGGAAGCGTGGAAGCTCAGACAGCGGGAAAAGAACCGCTGGCTGTGGCTGCAGGGATTATATATATACGAGGCGTTATGCGATGTTTCGCCTGTGCTGCACGCGTTTGCAAAGAAAGGTACAAAGCCTGTTCCGTACATGAAAGAGCCGATCGCACTCTCAGAAGCGGAGATCAAAGAGCGCAAAGAGCGTGACGAGCGCCGCGCTTATGAGCAGTCGATCGCGGAGACGAAGGCTTGGATGGCGCGTCGTAACGCCAAGAAAAAGGAAGTGAGAACAGATGGCTGACAATACGATCGACACCTTAGTGATCAAGGTCGAAGGTACAGATGAATCTGCTGGCAGTACCTTAGATAAGGTGATCAAAAAACTGGAATCAATCCAGCAGAGTACCTCCGGTGCAAGCCGTCGAGTATCAAACTTCACCAAAAAACTGTCTTCGTTAAAAGCAACGGTAGACAGTTTGAAACCTCAAAAGCTGAATCTGTTTTCTGACAGCAAGGTTCCGTCTTCTGTCAAGCAGACTACTGACAGTTTGAACAATCTGAAAGAGACGGTGAACGATCTCAACGGGGCAGAAACGAAGGTCGTTTCTGATGAATATGTATCAAGGGCTTCTCGCTTTTCAGATAAACTATCAGAACTAAAAAACCATGTATCCGGTTTGAGAAACGACACAAAATCTTTAGGCTCTCAAATGAAAGATACCTTTTCGAATACCATTATCGGAAGATTTACAAGCGGTATTAAGGGGATCTTTTCTACGCTTGGCAGGATCGCTATGTACCGATTGATGCGATCGATCATCAAGCAGGTGACTGATAGCTTCAAGACGGGTATAGATAACATCTATCAATACAGCAAAGCCTTTAACGGACAGTTTTCGCAGGATATGGATTCAGCGGCGTCATCGATGCTTACGTTCAAGAATTCAATCGGAGCAGTGATGGCTCCGATCATCAGTCTTGTGGTGCCTTGGCTCGACAAGGTCGTTGACAAGATCATCGATATCAATAATACCGCCGCGATGGTGATTGCAGGATTATCCGGAAAATCTACTTATTCTAAAGCGGTAAGAGTTACAACCGAATATGCCGCCGCAGCTGATAAAGCGAGCAATAAAACCGAGAAGGTCAAGAACAAGGTCGAGGAGCTCAAGCGCTCTCTCGCGGGACTTGATGAAATCACTGTTATCGGAGATCTGGATACAGCGACCTCTGTTGATATACCTGTCAGTGAAAATAACGGTAATATCAATACGCCGAACTATAGCTCAATGTTCGTTGAAACGCCAGTCAATATGGCAAAAGTAAATGAAATTGTCAACAAGTTCAAAAAGATCTGGGAGATTGCCAAATGGATCGGAATCGCGATTGCTGCATGGAAGCTCGTTTCCTTCATCAGCAGTATTGCGCAAGCAATTTCAAGTCTCGGAACATTAAGTCAGAAGATCGTCGGATTAACGTTGATGATAGCCGGATTCAGCCTTGAATTTGCAGGAGCAAAAGATATCGGTAAGAATGGCTTGAACCTCAAAAACATCCTGATGACTGCGATTGGTGCAGCGTTAGGTGTTGCCGGCTCCTTGCTGGTTTTCGGAACAGGACCGTTAGGCTGGACGATCGGTCTTACTGTTGCATTAACGGTAGGAATTGTCGGTTATCTAAAAGGAAAATGGGAAAAAGCCAAAGAATTATATGAGCTGACAGATGCATATAAGCAAATGGCAGATAGAATCAGTGAGTCAGAAGGGATAATCGAACGTGCTTCCGGCGCGCTTGATAGATTAGCAGAATCAAAAAAGAAACTTGATGAAACGGTAGGCGACTATTTAGCTGCTTCAGCTTTAGTAAATGAGATATTTGATCTTTATGAAAAATCTAATTTATCATCTACGGAGTTGGAACTGCTGAAGATAAAAGTGGATACGCTGAATAACCTCGGATTGGACGGTCTTCGATTAGAATTTGATGATACAAAAGGAGTGCTTTATCAGGTGTCGGAGAATGCAGACGGTACGACAGAAAAGATAGAGGCTACTCGAACATCTGTAAAAAATCTTATGGATTCTTTACAAGAAGAAGCCCAAGCTGCTGCAATGATGGAAATATTGACAGAAGCATACAAAGGATATTACCAGGCTCTAATTGATGATGAAATTGCTTCTAATAATGTAAAAGATGCAACTGATCGCTTAAAAAAAGCACAAGAAGCGTTAAACAAAGGGTTTGATGAACACACAGGATCAACAAATATTCTTGCTCAGGCTTCATATTTTCTTACTGATGAATACAGAGGCTTAAAACTAGAAGTTGATCAGGCACAAAAATATCTTGACGCTTCTACAAAGGCGCAGAAAGAGAACAATAAAGTGCTTGAAGATTCAAAGAATTATATTGATTTAGCGACCGGTGCGTTGGTTGATTTGAAAGAAAAAGGCAAAGATTACGCCAACAATCCTTTGCAATCGACGGTGGCTTTTGATAAAGGACTGAAAACATCCTCTGATGCCGTCTCTAAGTTGAAGGATAATACAACTTCATTTGCAAAAGATCCAACTGTAAAGAAGTTTACAAATTTTGCAAATGCTTCAACTGTAAATTTTGAGAATTCTATTAAAGATTCTCAAATCAGAATGCAATCATTAAAAAAAGAAGCAACAGGATTTAGAAGTAATAACTATGTTTCTAATTTTGCTGCTAATGCAACTCAGTCCGGAAACGAACTGTCTCGTTCACTTACTCAAGCAAGTAAGGATGCCGATCGTTTAAGACAATCGCTGCAAAGAATAGACGGCTTCTCCGGCAGCTATTCTTATACTTATTCTTTTGGCAATGCACCGAAATATGCTACAGGCGGCTTTCCTGAGGACGGCTTCTTCTTCGCCAATCACAACGAGCTGGTCGGTCAGTTCAGCAATGGTAAGACGGCCGTCGCCAACAACGAGCAGATCGTTGAGGGTATCTCAGAGGGTGTGGCTTCCGCTAACCGAGAGCAAAACGCTCTTTTGAGAGAACAGAACGGTCTTTTGCACAGATTGCTTGAGAAAGACAGCTCGATCGACGTATCGACGATCGTAAAAGCATTCAATCAGAAGAATCGCAGAGACGGCAAGGTCACCGTACCTGTCGCTACATAAGGAAAGGAGGACATCATGAGCAACAATCCGTTTTATAACGGTAGAGACTACAACCCGATCATCTCGGTTGACGGTGTGGCGCTGCCCGTGAGTCCTTCTTCGTATGAGTGGGAGGAAGAAGACCTATCCAATGCCGAGGCAGGGCGTACCGAGGACGGCGTAATGCACAAAAACAGGATCGGCACGATCAGCCGGTGCAGTCTGAACTTCAAGAACATCCCTCTCCAAACAGCTCACAGGATCATCGCAATGTTTTCTCCCGAATATATCATGGTTGTTTATGTGAATCCTGCTGTGGATTCCTATTTTGGGTACCATATGAATGAAGTGTTCTATGTCGGTAACCGTAAGGTATCCGTATACAGTGCAAGATTGAATGTCTGCGCTGATCTGTCGTTCAACATCATCAGCAGAGATCCTGAAGATCGATAAGGAGGCTTATATGATTGAATTGGAAAATTCGATAAAAGACCTCTTTCTGCAAAACTACCGTCAGATCGTCCGCGCGACGTTTGACCATGTCCGCCCCGATAGTACAGCTACCAAAATCGTGTTATCCGAGAAAGATATTGTGCAAAACACCTTTGTATGGGATCGTTACTGCACTTCCGGCAATATGCTGGAGATCGGCTCCGCATGTGCGGCAGAGATCGAATTCACATTGCGGAATTATGACGGGTTCTTCCTCGATCAGGGCGGTCTGGAGATCCCGGTTGATGAGATTTCTTTTGAGGGCAAGGAGCTGAGCGTTGAGCTCGGTATATCGAAGTGGAATGCGCGCAGATGGGAAAACGCACAAGTTCACTATTTCCCGATCGGCAAGTTCACTGTGATGAATATGCCGCACAAGTTTTCTACCATCCGTGTATCCGCGCTTGACCGTATGACATGGTTTGATCTGTATGTGCCGATCGAGCAAGCGGAGAATCCGTTCGGCGCGATTGAAACGCTACACACGATCATCGACAAAGTGTGCGCAGCGCTCCACATCCCATATGTCATGTCTGCTGATTTGCCGAACTACGACATGACGGTCAATATGGATCAACTCTTTGAAGAGAATAAACAAACGACCTACCGTATGCTTGTACAGTGGGTGGCGGCTCTGACCGGTACCTGCGCCTATATCAATCCATCGGGAGAGTTGGTGTTCGGTTGGCTCAAAAGAGCAGAAGGCGTCACGCTTACGCCGAGCATGCGATATACACCTTCCACCGTATATGAACCCGTGATGTTTGGCGGTCTGACGGTACAAAAGGGAGACGATCAGCTTTCTTTCGGAACAGACAGCAGCTATCGATATACGATATCCGATAATCCCTTGATCCAGGGCGATAACTGGACTAATGATTATATGGTAGCAGTGAATGATGTATGGAACAAGCTGCTTGATACATCCATCCCTTATCGCCCGTATGAAACAAACACGCTGCCGATGCCGTGGCTCGAGCCGCTCGATATCATCTCGTATGAGGATAATAACGGCGAGGTGTTTGATACATTCATCACACACGTGACTTTCACTCTCAACGGTAATACCGCTGTATCGGCGGTCGGTCAATCGGAAACAGAAGCAAAGATCGTCACTCCGACGGGCAGGACAGCCGAGGAACAGGCGGATATCGAATACGTAAAGAACCTTATCTCTACACTGGAAAATGCGACAGTGGCCGCGAGAGAGCACCTCTCGGACATGGTTCGGTTAGCGCTGGGATTGCATAGGATCACCGTCCAAACAGAAGAGGGGACGATCTATTACTTCACGACTGCGGAAATGTCCGATGACGATCTGACGCTTGAAGCGCTCGGTGAAGTCATCCGTGACAGTGACGTCATCTACACCTTCTCCGGCGGTGGTTGGGTATGGTGCTACGGTAGCGACTGGGATAAGGAAGCAAAAGCACCGTATAACGATTGGCGTTACGGCATCACAAAAGACGGTACCGCGGTACTCGGATTGATCAACACCAAAGGTATGACGATCAGCGATGAGAACACGATCTATCGCACCGAGATAACACCCGAGGAGTTCTCGGTGTTTCGTGGTAATAATCTTGTATTCAGATTTAACGGTCAATTAGAGAGTCAGATCGACAAGCTGCTGATCAAGTCGAACATTGAGGATCCGTCAGTCGACAATAACGCTTATATCCGTCTCGGTAGCACCATGATAGTTCCTGCCGACGGAGGTCTTGACTTTGTATATGTGGAGGATATTTAACTATGGCTAATCCTCAATTCTTTTCAATAGAGAACAACGGTATAGGAATAACAAGCTTTAATGAAGATATGTACATAAGGATCAAGTTTCATCAACAGCATCGGGGAACAAGATATTATCGACTGCGCTGCTTTCACAAAAACGGTGACTATGCTCCCTCCGATTTTCCTGTAACTTACATTTACTTAGGCGCATATAAGACTGCTCCGGAGTATAATTATACGGTTTCGTTTAAGATCATAAACGCGTTTCCGAGCTTTCAAATGCTTTTTGAAACATATAACTATACCGCACAGCTCCGTCCGACTGTTGTGTTACAATCTTCTACTGACCCGAACTTTTCAACATATGAAACAAGCTCAGAGACACACTTGATTGACATCAGAATATCCGGTGGGAATTTTGAACCGATATGGTCGCAACCTACTTGGATGGACACTTTGTATGACACTAACGCCGGTGTGCGTACATTAACAGGTTCATCACGCAAAGGAGTACAGGGCTTTTCTGTTATACGTTTTGAATTCTCCAGAGCAACCGGCAGATATAATACGACGATCGATAAGTACAGCATTAATATTTCCAATGCTTTTTCAGCGTCATATACCCCACAGGAAATGGCCGCCGCAGGATGGAAGGTTTATCTGAGACTTCCGGAGTATCCAAAACTGTATGGCAATAATATAAGCGTCACTTTTTCCGTGGAGGACAGCCGAGGGTTTGTCCATACATATCTGGCATACTTTAGTGTTATCGAATACCAACAGCCCCTTTTGACGGAGGACAACACTCACCGTCAAGGAGGTACCGGATCAACTCTTGTTCTGGATCTGAAAGGCAAATGGAAAGGATCTCCACTTACCTTGATCTGCGAAAGTATCACATCGTATGAACAAGGATTAGATACTCCGCATGCAACCCTTACTCCGGTGATTACCGCACCCGATAACAGCTTTGCTTATACAGCAACATGGGAAGGAATTACTTTTGATCCTAATAAATCATACACGATTAACATAGTGCTAAACGACACAGTGCAGACAGTTACAATTTCAATTACTGTTACGGTAGGTATACCTGTCATTGCGATTCGCAGAAATCGTGTCGGAATCAACAATCCGGATCCTCAATCCGATTTTGACGTCTCCGGTGAAATATTTCAAAACGGATTCCCTGTTATGGGCTATATTAGGGACATAGCTGATACAACTGTCAATCTCAACAACTACAAAGACACCGGGATTTATGTGTACAGTGCAGGGCAAGGGTCTGTTGTTTCCAACTTTCCTAACGGAAATACTAACACCAATCTTATCATGCAAGTAACGTCAGCGAAAAGATTAGCTAACGGAAACTACTACCTTTTCGGAGTACAAAAAGCGTGGTATTCAACAGCAGGCGATGAATATGTGAGGACGTTTGATGTCGGTGGATTTACTGCTTGGAAGAAGGTGACTGTAACATGATCATAAACGATTTGCGAAACCTTGATACGGTACGCGCCAATCTGTTTGATCCCATTATCATCGCAGAGGATGATGAAAACTCCCATTTTCTCATTGCCCAACTCCTTGTTAACAGCGATCTGTTACAGATTATGCCAAACAGCGGCTATGAGGTGAAATTGTTTTATAGACGAGCGGATGACACTGCCGGAGAATCGATCGGGACCTGTACAGATGATGGAAAGATACGGGTTGAGATACCCAACACTGCTCTGATCTTGGATGATATCATAGAATGTGATCTATGCGTGAATTATCGGAGTTCAAAGACGACCCATTCTTTGTCCGTTGTAAACGGTGAACTGATTGCTACCCCTCATACTGAAGAATCTGACACACCGCTGCGGACAGGTTTATTCAAGATTGACGCGCGATATCGCGTGATTGTATAAGGAGGTGAAAGGATGAACAATATTGTATACGGTGGAAAAATATATGAGAAGCTCTCGGTTGATGTCAGCCAAGCGAATGTTTTTGCTCCACCATTGGTTAAAGAAGGAGACTCGGGAACACGAGGGCTTATTATTACTGTAACCAATAATGGCGAACCTATTGAAATCCCCGATTCTGCAACTGCTTGGCTGAATTGCAGCAATACATCCGACAAGGAAAAACATGCTTCCGTGGAAGGTGTAATCAACGAAGATGGTACCGTAACCGTTGATGTCCCGACAGTCGTCATGGAGGTTCCTGGTATCATTGAATGTGACATATCAATTATCACGCTGAGCGAATCTGATCAAACAGAGATCCTTAAAAGCACTCTGTTTTGTTTGTCGTGTGAGAAAGCGGCAAACAAAAGCGGTACCTCAACAGAAGCGGAAGATTCTATTCTTGCAGGAATCGCAGCAGGAGAAATCACGATCCCCGCCGCAAAGGGCGACCCCGGTCCGCAAGGCCCTGTTGGTCCCGTAGGTCCGCAAGGTGAGCAGGGCCCTCAGGGTGTTCAGGGTTTGCAAGGTGAGCAGGGTCCCGCCGGCCCTCAGGGACCGCAAGGCCCTGCCGGTTCAGGTATTCGTGTCGTTACTCCGGAAGAATCCCAGGGATGGACTGATTCCATCCCCACATCTTTTGCAGGAGAGCTGTACGATATAGCAGGATGGAACAAATACCTGTGGCAACTGGTGAACATTGACAACGGTTTATATTATTGGGATAAACTATTAACTAAAGAGGATTTGGTAAGCGCTTTAAATAACTACTATACCAGAACTCAGGTCAATAGCCTCATCTCCACTAAAATGGACTTAGCCCCCCTCAACCCGACATCCGAACAGGTCGCCGCTATGCCTGATGGACAATTTTACGGCGATACGGTTAATCATAAAGGCGTAGTTAAAGGCGGTCAGTCGTTTTACGATACCGAATATATTGATACCTCGTTGGCGCAAAAAGTCGGGCTTAACAGCTTGCGGTCGTATCTGCATTTTGTCGACGTAACCGAATCATCCGCTTCTTCCGATTATCAATCGCTGCTTACAAACCTTACCCCTAATTCCTATTCATGGGTAAGCTCCACGTGGTTTTCTGATGCGCCATCTAATGGAAGTGCATGGGTATTTACAATGACACCTGCCAAGAACAATCCTTCCTTCGGTATGCAGATTTGGTTTGAACAGATTAACAGAATCAGCTTTGTACGAAAGTGCGGTAAACAAGATGGCATCACTGTATGGGGTGAGTGGGGGTCTATTTCCGATCCGTCTTTATCGATTGAAGGTGCTTTTGCTGACGCAAAGGCTGTCGAGGACGCACTGGCGCAAAAGCTCAGTCCCGATGATTCCCGATTGCTACCGTATCTGCATTATGTCATTGTTACGCAAGAGTCGGCTTCTTCTGACTATAATTTGTCGCTTGCGAACCTTAACCCTAATTCTTACTCCTATGTGAGCCCGTCATGGTTCACGGACGCACCGCCGAATGTCACGAAAGCGGCATGGATACTGACGGTTATGCCGTCATCTTCTTCACACTTTGGTATGCAGATTTGGCTGGAAGCAACGACAGATATCATTTATAAACGAATAAGAACCAAGAAACAAGATAACACATATGATTGGGGCGAATGGGCTTCCGTTGCCGATCCGTCTTTATCCGTTTCGGGTGCTTTCGCTGACGCAAAGGCTGTCGGAGACGCGCTGGCAGAAAAAGTCGATCTTGATTCCTTGCTGCCGTATCTGCATTATGTCAGAGTGAATCAATCGTCTGCCTCATCAACCTACAACTCGTTACTTACAAACCTTACCCCTAATTCCTATTCATGGGTAAGCTCCACGTGGTTTTCTGACGCGCCATCTAATGAAAGTGCATGGATATTTTCCATTGTTCCAACTTCTATTTCGTCCTTCGGTATGCAAATCTGGTTTGAACCATCTACCAATATCCTTTATAAAAGAAGAAAAGCCACTAGCGGATGGAGCGATTGGATACGACTTGACGATGCTTATAAGCAAAACAGTATCTATTTTGCTTTCGGGGACAGTACCACAAAAGGTCAGATTGGTAAGTGGACAGGCGGTACTAGCTATAGCACTCGCGGCTATCCGGATACCACAGCAACAATGTTGCATATGACATTGAACAATCAGGCGGTCGGCGGTCAGGGACTGATTAAGGATTGGGCGCTGATTGTAGATGCAATCAACGCCTTGGATATGAGCAACGCCGGATTGATCACCGTAGGATGGTCATACAACTCTACTGCGACATATCGTACACAGGGGCTCGCTATGGGCAGTTATACGGACGTCACCTCGGTAGATGTTACGGACGCCGATGCTGTAAAGGCTCTCGTTACCTACGATAGCGAAGGAGAACTTGTGGAAGACGGCTTTGGCACTACCGTCATAGGGTATTATTACACGATCATGAAGCTGCTGCAAACAAAATGTCCTTCCGCTCAGATCGTATTGGTCACCGGTTATGGTAACGGTAACGGTGATCGTAATACGCAAAAGAAGGCAGACCTGACTAATCAGTTCACACGCGTTTTCACCTTTGGAACAGGAAGCAGTCATACCGTCAAAGAGCTGTATGACGAGCTTGAAAAAATGGCGAACCTCCATGGCTGGTGCTGTGTGAACCAGTCAAAGGGCTGTGCGTTCAATGAGTTCAACGCGGCATTTGCCTTCGGCGACCATATCCATCCGAATGATGACGGATACGCGATGTACGGTAATAACCTAGCACCGAGAATAGCCTCCTTTTATGCCAACCGAAAACTCATTACTTATGATTTATAAAGATGTTTTGTTATGCAAATTGATATAACAGCTTTAATTTGTGCTGCGCTTGGCGTGCACTTAGTTTAACAGAAAGGATTGATTTTAATGAAAGAATTTTTCCACCTTATCATCGCCGGAGCGCTCGGAGCGTTGGCGGCATATTTTAATGTACTGCTGATCCCGTTGGTCGTGTTGGCGGTCGTCATGGTGATCGACTATGTCACCGGCATGGCAGGCGCGGCATACAGCGGCAAGCTCAGCTCACGTGTCGGCGTGCTCGGGATTCTCAAGAAGGCAGGATATCTGGCGCTCGTCGCCGTTGGTATGGTCGCGGATTATTTGATCGGCTCCGCGCTGTTGAAGATCGGCATCAATCTGCAGATCAATTATTGCTTCGGTATGATCATCACCGTCTGGCTGATCATCAATGAGCTAATCTCCATTCTCGAAAATCTCGGCGAACTCGATGTGCCCCTCCCGGGCTTTCTGGTCAACATCATCAAATCCTTAAAGAACAGGGTCGAGGAACGGGCAGAGAATAAGCCAGACGACGATATAAAAGAGTAGAGGTGATCAGATGTCGGTCAACGCGGATAAAATAATCAGCATCGCGCGTGCCGAGATCGGCACCAAGGCGACCAATATTAAGAAGTGCAAATATAACAACTGGTACTACGGTACTGTCGTTTCGGGCAGCGGCTACGACTGGTGCGAGACCTTTGTACAGTGGGTGTTCCACCAGGCAGGGGCGTCCTCTCTGCTCTATACCAAAACCTCCAACTGCGGCTATGCG